TGGGCAAAAGAAGCAGCAGAACGTGTGACAAGAGAAGCAGCAGAACGTGTGACAAGAGAAGCAGCAGAACGTGTGACAAGAGAAGCAGCAGAACGTGTGACAAGAAAAGCTGCAGAACGTGTGGCAAGAGAAAACGCAGAATCAGCACGTTTGGCAAAAGAAGAAGCCGTAATAACAAACATAGACCAAGCTACTGTTGATGATAATATTCCTCCAGCTGTTTCAAAAGAAAATATAAATTTTAATCTACAAGGACAAACACCACCTAAACCACCTATTATAGACACCTGTAGGGCAAACGAACGTGATATAATTCCAAGTGAAGATTGTAATCCAAATAAACAGAAGCCTAAGTTACGGTCATTGTTAAGATTTCATCCGGATCATAATCTTGGTTGTGAAGAAATTGCCACCGAAAAATTTAAGGATTTAACGACTGCATGTGAAAAATATACTCCATCATCAACTACATCAGAACCCACCAATGTACCAACTACATCTGAAACCTCTGATGTACCAACTACATCTGAAACCTCTGTTGTACCAACTACATCTGAACCTTCTGGTACCGCCATTTCAACAGATATGTTAGCGTTACCATCATCTGAACCCACTGATGTACCACCTTCAACTGAACCAATATCTACAGAGTTAGATAAATCAATCTTGGTATCACCTATTCAAAATAAATTTGATGTAAATCCATTGATTGAAACATTAAGAACAACATTTAATAAAGATATGTCTCGTAAGACCGTGCCATCACAAGAACTATCGGCAATAGTACCAGAAACAATTGTACCTGAAATAGTGTCATCACAAGAACCAGTACCCAAGTTTAACGTCAACCAATTAATAAATACATTAAATCAATCCTTAGCTACATCAGTGCCAGTAGTAGAACAAAAAGTAAGTGTTGGTTCACCAAAACCCTCTATATACCAACAAAACAATGAAACCGATGAAATGTATATGTCAGATTTAGACAAAGCATTAGAAGAAGTAAAGAAAAACCAATACGCAAATGCTGTTTCTTCACCAACGCCACCACCAACATCAACGCCACCACCAACATCATCCCTAACACCAGTACCAACATCATCCCTAACACCAGTACCAACATCAGTACCAGAGCCAGTATCCGCAACTACAGAATCATTTGATTGGAAGGGTAAATTAGACTGGTTAAAACAATCAGTCGGTCTATTAATCGGTTCATTAAGTAATATGTTTACTTTCAAACCAGCCGAAGACAATGACCCGTATAAATTATCCCCCGAGAGAGAAAACGAAGGATATATTTACATAGGTAAAATGTATATGAAAGAAGAAGATGGGACTTCGCCATCAAAACAAGTAAAATATGTAAATTATCATCCAGAAAAGAAAGACTTTTATATAGATGAACGAACAGAAGTCATAAATTAAATATATAGTTCACAAAAAAGTTAAATATAAATTGATATTTCATGTAATCATAAAATGTCAATTCAATATGTCATTGCAAATATAGAAATACCAATAAAAATACATAATAATATTTCAGAGCCTTTACCTGAGTACATGAAAATAAACATAACAGAATGTAAGGAATTGCCTGAAAAAACAACGAATAGTGCGATGCAGATGGATTTCACCGAACAAATACTTAAAGTGGTTTCATCAAATAAATCAGAAGAACCAGTAGAATCAGATATAGTACAAAATACTATATCAAAAGAAGAATTAGAAAAGAAGAAACAAAGAAAACACGCTCATAATATCACGTTCCGCAATAATATATTATCCCATAGACGAACACAAAAAAAGTATCCTAATTCATAACATTTGGACGTTGACCCTTTACAACAATCAAAGGTTCGGGAATCATGGTAGGAAGGCGGTCACTAACATTAAGAGAATGTAAATCATGAATCCCTGGTTTGACAGAAGGTTTGGGTTTAACCATATTGCTTGTTCCTATGCCAAACAATTGCGATTCAATATCAAATGGATTACTGGATAAATTCGTTGGTGCGATTCGTCCTTGTAGTAATCCATTTCCGGCAAAATGAGTAGTTGTAGGATTTCCAAAATTACTTTTATTACATGTTAGATAGTTGCATAATCCAGAGTTAGCATTTTGTTCTAAGCGATAATCTCCTTCGTTATTTTTACTACGAGTAGAAGCCATTATAGGTGTATATAATAATGTATATTTTATATACACCAAAAAATTATTTATAAATTTTTGCGTACAATTGTTTATAAACATCAGTTTGTAACAATTCTTCAGTAGAAATACCAGACACTATTTTTATTATTAACTGATGGAATAAGTCTAAATAATCATAACCAAGCATAATAGTAAGTCCTATATTCGGGTCTGTAGAAAACATAAATGATGCGGTTTTTTCATATAAGTTGATAACTTCTGGTATTGTTTTTGTAATTTCAAAAATATAGTCCATAGTAATATTCGCAGCGTCTAAATCATAAGATTGTTCGTCCTTAGTTATCTCATCTAAATTCATTTCAGATATATCGGGATAATTTGTAGGATTCATTTTAAATAATTTGCGTAAACAATGACGGTACTCAGTATCATTTGAATATTCAATTGTTAATTGAATCGGATACGAATATTCCATTTTCATTACTAAATATAATGTATAATGTTTATGTTAGTTTTCAATAAATATTATACCGATGCGAAAAACTCCCAGTCCAGGTCTTCACATACCTTTTTCCAAATCATATCTTGTTCTAATTGTTTTTCTCTATCTTTCATCATGGGTATATAGGGTAAATACTGCGTTTGGTCCAACAATACACATAACTGATGAAGGGTATATGTGTAGTTAAAAAAGTTGGTTCGGTTAGCAGGACAATGAACCGCCCATGGCTTTTGAATCTCAATGAATAATACACATAACGTCTCATGTAATTCTTCATTCATTACTGGGGGTTTAATTCCAAATAATGAGTTAATGTATTGAATATGTTCGAAATACTTGTTTAATCCAAGCTTACGTAATAGTTCACGCATCTTATCATAATTCAATTCGGACATATCAGTAATACGTTCCTTTTTAATACGTGCTTTAATTGAATCTATTACTTCATCGGGTATTAATGTGGTTTCTTTAGCTTGGAACTGTGAAAGAATTTCTTTAAAATGATTAAGACGAATATACGCTGTGTAAGAAACTTCATTCGGTGGGTCTTTGTTATTCGGTTTAGAACTATCTATAATATAGGTAATGAATTTGCCACATTTATCATTATTACATATAAGTATTCCTTCTTCATCTTGAGGTATCATTTCGCCAGAATTACAAAACTCACATGTATCAGACTCTACATAATAATCTTGTGAATTAGTAAACTCATTTGTCACATTTCTCCAATATTGCTGCGTATTCATTTTCGATTGTGTATATTTGTTAATTGTTCCATCATTACTATTCTCAGTAGGCTTTATTTTGAAAAAAGAGTTTAAAGCATCCGTACTACCCGATTCATCCATACTTGTTGATATTTGCTGTTTTTGTTCGAAATAATCAAAGATAAATCGGGAATTATCAAGCAAATATTTTTTCTTCTCTTGTTTGAGCGTTTTTATCTTCTGTTGAATTTCTTTAATTTTGTCTTTCATATTCATATATTCGTCTACTTGACCGGTTTGTAAAGTTTTGATGGCGTCTTTTAGTTCGTCCTTTTCTCTCTGTAATTGGGGTATAGTTTCATTCTCTATCTTATCATAATATGCTGTTAACTCGGAGTGTTTTTCATCTATTGTATGTATAGTTTTCAATTGTTTGAGTTGTTTTTTTTTAGACTCACCTTTCATTAACTGAGATGAAATACTTTATGATGGTGTTTTTATGTTAGTTTTTATACCTTTGAATATATTCGTACAAAAAAATAATAATTCAACATGATGAGTATTCAAATATATCTTATATAGTGACAGGGTATGTGTCATAATATTTCTTAGTAACAGAGTTATTATGTAGTGGCTTGATAATAGGTAAAGTATGATTATGTTTATTTATGACAATATAATGTGTTTTTGAAAAATAACAATCACTACAATGTGTAGAAAACCATAATGTAGCTAAAGCATATGCTGCGATAATATAATAAATCATATTTGAAAGTTGTGTGTATTATCCAACCATCTAATGTAAACAATCAATTTTTAGCACCACATACATTTTTTCATTTTTGTAGCACAATCAAGACATATTCGGGGTGCTAAATACAAATACCCAAAAGGATTACATACGTGGTCTGGATTACTATATCCGTGAATTTTCCTTTTTTTACATTTTTTACATTTATATCTTGCTGGAGATAGCGGAAATTCTTTTTCGTGAAGTTTATGCTCTTGACATATAAATTCGTGTTTTGTGGGTTCCATATATTGTTCGGACATGATATTATTAGTATACATTATCAAGTGAAAAATTCGTAAATATCAGAAGAATATGGTATTTAGAAAATGTATAATGAATACTAAAAATAGCGAAACAACTTTAATAGATTTGCCTCAAAATATAAAAATAGAAAAACCTGTATTTCAAAAAATGATGTTTTTAACAAATGCTTTAGAAGAAGGTTGGAGTATCCGTAAATCAAATGATTCTTATATTTTCACCAAAAAGCATGAAAATAAGCGGGAAATATTTCAAGAAGACTATTTAGAGAAATTTGTATTAACAAATAGCACGAATGTACTGGGTATAAGCAGCCAATTATAAGTCATATGTGTATATGAAAACATACATTATATTGTGAAGATTTATCAAGTGATACAAATATATTTAGGATATTTACAACTGTAGTTCAAACATTACAATTGTAATTTAATAAGGGAACTATAAATTTACATTTTTGTGGTTATTGCTAATAATTAGAGCAATTATTTACAATAATAGATAGATTTTTAGCAATATTATTATTTTTTAATTGAATTAATGCGATTTTTTCCCAGATTTTTTTCTTTGTAGAATATATAAATTCCATACAATGGCTGGAGGTTTAATGCAATTAGTCGCCTACGGCGCACAAGACGTGTTCCTTACCGGAACCCCCGAGATTACTTTCTGGAAGGTGTCCTACAGACGCCACACCAACTTTGCCATGGAGTCCATCGAGCAGACCTTCTCCGGTCAAGCCGACTTCGGACGCCGTGTTACCTGTACCATCAGCCGCAACGGTGACCTTGCTTACCGCACCTATCTTCAGGTGACTCTCCCCGAGATCAACCAGAACATGAAGAACGCCAGTGGTACCGTTTCTGCCCGTTGGTTAGATTTCATCGGCGAGCAGCTCATCGCCCAAGTTGAGGTTGAGGTTGGAGGTCAACGCATTGACCGTCAATACGGTGACTGGATGCACATCTGGAACCAACTTACCCTTTCCAAGGAGCAAGAGGCTGGTTACCACAAGATGATCGGTCACACCACCCAGCTTACTTACATTGCCGCCGATGGACGTGCCGATGTTGCTGGTCCCTGTGCCGCTTCCTCTGCCCCTAACCAAGTGTGTGCTCCCCGCAACGCCCTTCCTGAGACCACTCTTTACGTGCCTCTTCAATTCTGGTTTTGCCGCAACCCTGGACTTGCTCTTCCTTTGATTGCCCTTCAATACCACGAGGTCAAGATCAACATTGACTTCCGTCCTATCGGTGAGTGCCTCTACGCTGTTAACCCTGCCGCTTCCGCTGGTGCCTCAGCTTCCGTCACCCAGGCTTACCAACAATCCCTTGTTGCCGCTTCTCTTTACGTTGACTATATCTTCCTTGATACCGATGAGCGCAGAAAGATGGCACAGAACCCCCACGAGTACCTCATCGAGCAGGTCCAGTTCACTGGTGACGAGTCCGTCGGTTCTTCCTCCAACAAGATCAAGCTCAACTTCAACCACCCCTGTAAGGAGCTTATCTGGGTCGTCCAACCTGATGCCAACGTTGACTACTGTGATTCCTTGATTGAGGGTACCACCCTTCACGCCACCCACGGAGCCCAGCCTTTCAACTACACTGATGCCATTGACTCCCTTCCCAACGACATTGCCGCATACGGTGGTGTTGATACTACCACTGCCTCTGGTGCTGACGACAACAACCTTGCCGGTATGGGTAACGATGGTATTAATAATGGTACCGCTGCCTCCACTACCGCACAAGGTCTGTCTGATGCCGGTTCTTTCGTCCTTGCCGAGACTGCTCTTGACATGCATTGCTGGGGTGAGAACCCTGTTGTCACCGCTAAGCTTCAGCTTAACGGACAGGACCGCTTCTCCGAGCGTGAGGGTTCCTACTTCGATACCGTCCAGCCTTTCCAGCACCACACCCGTGCCCCCGACTCCGGTATCAACGTGTACTCCTTCGGTCTTCGCCCCGAGGAGCACCAGCCTTCCGGCTCATGCAACTTCTCCAGAATTGACAACGCCGTCCTTCAGCTTGTCCTTTCTGCCGGTGCCGTCTCCGGTGTTGCCACTGCCAAGGTCCGTGTCTACGCGGTTAACTACAACGTCCTCCGCGTAATGTCCGGGATGGCAGGGGTAGCGTACAGCAACTGATCAAATTGTCAGTTAATGCGTGACCTACAAAGTATTTTAATAAAAAGGGTTTTCCCACAAAAACAAAATAAAAATTATAAAACACAAAAAATAAATAAAAAATGTAAAATAGTTAATCAATTACCCTGTCGGTTTTTGAATCTCCATAAAATATAATAAAAAATATAATGTTTTTATTATACAAAAATCAATCTAATTGTTCGTTTCTTTCTTTGACTTCCTATACTCAGCAATCTCTTTTGCCTTCTGTTTTTTATATTCATCGTCACCATATTTTTCTTTCAACCGTTCACGCTGTTGTTGTTTTCTAATACGCGCATTCTCGCGTATTTCTTCAGGTGTTTTTTTGTTTGTATTTTTTACAATATTTTTTGATGGTTTATGTGTTTTACATATAATCGTGGTTGTTTCCACTTTAATTTTACATTTCATAAATATTTCGGTCATTTTATTGAATAATTCGTCTAATTCCATATCTTTTTTAACATAATTACAACTGCCACAACAAGATTTCACATTACTCATTATATACCCCAAATTATTATTAATGCGGTCAATACCATTTTTATGTTTCTCGTACGATTTCCTACCACATAAATAACATTGTGAATTTACAATACCATCATATTCATCTTTTGTTAATTCAAATGGTAATGATTTGTTGTTCGCACGTGTTTTATACGTATTATAAGGTGCTGCGTCAGTATCACAAAATTCTTCAGAAAAATAACGTCCCTTAATTTTATTATTATATGTCAAAATATGTTCTATGCGTTTCAAAAATACGTCAGCTGATAACGAACATTTCATAAAATTACAAGTCTTACAGCAACTCACGCAATTATCCAAGACATAACCAGTATTTGAATCCAATCGGTCAATACCATTGAAACCGCGTTCTTGAATAATGTT